GGGCGACGATAGCCTACAACGACTGCGACGTGCCGATAGACGTCATTTCGCAGGCGTTAGGCCATTCAATGGGCGGAAGCAAGGTGACCATGGTCTATATCAACGCCGACAGGAAGAAAGTGGACGAAGCGAACAGGTGGGTGATAGACTATGTCATGAACGTGTGACAAGAACCGCTTTTTCCCTGCCATTCACGGCAAGTGACGGAATAGATGACGGAATAAACGGAACTTTATTCCGTCACTTAGCGGAAACGTGTTAACGAAAACGGCATTTCCTCGACACGTTCCCCCGACGTGTTGATGATTAGCCGTTTCCTTCGACACATTCGCTCTTTGACATTGTGGAGCTGCAACGCCTTTCATAATTTATAACCTACTTATTTCGGTAGGTTTAGAGGAAAATGCTTATCTTTGCAGCGTTCTAATAAATATGATATGGTTACAAGACTAACGAAAAAAGCTGTCAACCTCTTTGATAGCATACGTAAACAAGCTGATAATGGCATGGAGTATTGGTCAGCACGAGACCTTGCAAAAGCATTGGGATATGCAGATTACCGCAACTTTCAGACAGTTATAAGCAAAGCAAAATCAGCTTGTGTAAACAGCGGGCAAATTATCAAAAACCATTTCGTTGAAGCCACCGAAAAGGTTTTTCTCGGCTATCAGGTTGAACGCCAAATAGATACAGTGTTTATGACACGGTATGCTTGCTATCTTGCCGTGCAAAATGCCGACCCAACGAAAACCATTGTGGCACAAGCTCAAACATATTTTGCCATTCAGACAAGGATAGCGGAAGTAAAACAAACGAAAGAGTATGAAGAGCTTACAAGTGAGGAAGAAAAACGTCTATTCCTACGCAATGAGGTAACAAAGCACAATGTCTTACTTGCAGGCGCAGCTAAGGATGCTGGAGTTATTGACACCCGCGATTATGCAATATTCCAAAATTACGGCTATAAGGGATTGTACGGGGGCTTGGACGCAAAAGACATTCATGCGAGGAAAGGTTTAAAGAAAAGTCAGAAGATACTTGACCACATGGGAAGTACAGAGTTGGCTGCAAACCTTTTTCGTGCAACGCAAACAGAGGAAAAACTAAAGCGTGAGCATATCAAAGGAAAGACACAAGCAAATATGACCCATTACTACGTTGGCGCAAAGGTTAGACAAACAATCCATGAGCTTGGCGGCACAATGCCAGAAGATTTGCCGACAGCGGAAAGTATCAAGAAAATAGAAAGCAAGCAGAAGAAAATACTTAAACAGAAAGAGAAAGAAGATGACACGGAACGATTAGGGTAGGCTATATCATAGCAAATTAGGACACAATATTTTAGGCGGCAGCCCCACAATTCACGGGGCTGCCGCCCTTTTTGTTTTACGTCATTTGCGCAACGCCCTCGCAACCCACGCCACGATGTAGCCTATGCCGGCGAGGCACACGGCCAAGCCCACGTGCAGGAGGAACGCCTGCCAGCGGCTCATGCCCCGTGATTCCGCTCCGTCCACGGCGGGAGCGGGCACGGCCACGCTGTCACGCCTCACGACCGCCACCGTGTCACGTACGAGCCTGTCCTTATAGACGTACTTGGTGACTATCTTGGTAAGATAAGTAGTGTCACCTTGAGTGTACCTGTTTACATACACGCTGTCGTGGCGAATGACGCTGTCACGCACGTACTCCGTCCTCACGCTGTCCCTGTAACGCCATTCGGGAACGGCCACGTACCTCGTCACGCAGCCGCAAAGCAGCCACAGGACGAAGCACACGGCCAACCCCCAAAGAAGCCCCTTCAGTCCATCCATGTCCGTGCGTCACTTGATGCCCAGCCCTGCGCAGTCAGCGTCTATCTGCGCCTTCAGGGCGGCGCGTTCCGTGAGATAGTCGGTGTAGCGCGTCACCTTCGCCTCGGCTTCCGTCTCATCGGAATATAAGCCGAGTTGTGCGGCGTTGCTGTCCGTCTCCACTTCCTTGATGTCGGTACGGTAGAGGTAAGAGCCGTTGCCGACAGCCTCCAATACGGAGGGCTTGCTGTCATAGAATGCTTGCATAATATTCTGCTTTGATGATTGTAATATATGTCTTGATTTCCTCTGTTTCCATAGAACTCATTATATTAGTATTCAATGATTTTTTGTTTGAACTCCTTTAGCGCCCCGATTGGGTCAACCACTCATAATATTATACATAGCGCAATCAAGAGACCTCCTTAATCGTTCCTCCAATATAAACACTCCATCCTTTGGCATTAGCCGCAGTAACCATATCGTCAGTGACATTCTCTTCCCATTCAGCGGGGCAATGAAGTTCCGCAGTGCTAACAGAGGGGACAGACAAATCCCAACCTTTGTTAAGAGTAACTGTGACATCACTTTCCACGGAAGTATCACTATTGACAAGCATAAACCCTTTCGTTAACGTATCAGTCTTCTTGACAGTGTAAGTGCCATCTTCAGTGATAGTGTAATCAGCCGCACTGCTGCCGCCAGCACCAAACAAAAGCGAATCCCCATCAGCAAGACCGTACACTGTAAAACTAATGTCAATGGCGGAGCTTGTAGTACTTACAATAAAACTGGCTACAGGCTGACTTGCAAACCTCTTCTTCAGTACAAGACTGCTTGCGCTTGCGAACTTATAGTCGTAATCCGATGAATAGACACCGTGAGTTGTATATGCACTCGACCATTTCAAGAAGTCATTGTTTATAGTAGAAACGTTTTTGTCCGCATCATAATTGTTCAAGTCAGCAAGATTACTGAAAAGATATTGAATACTGCTTGCGTCCAACGCTTCAAGAGTACCGTGTTTCTTGCCACTCTCAAACTCCGTATTGTCAAAATGCCAATTACCGTGATTAAGGTTCTTAATCCTTATGGTAGTAAGTTTAGTGCAATCAACAAATATATTCTCACCACCAGTTGGCTTGATAAGTTGCAAATCAACTATCGGCCCGACAGTAACAAGGTCATCACATTTATAGAACATACCGCTTGCCGTTCCACAAAGAATAGTATTGGCATCCGCATCAGCATTTGTACCATAATTAGGAACAGTCTCTATAGCGGCATGCCAAAACATTGAGTGAGCCATAGTAGCTTTCTTACTAAAAGCTGCTGCATTAGTTCTAAATGCATTCCAACAAATGAAATTTGATGGATAAGTAGGAAGGCCACAATCATTGAACATATTGCTACAGTCATTAGCCCCTGCCAAATAATCGCCGTCATGTTCATCGTCAACATTGACTACAAGTTCTGTAAGATGTCCAAGCCCCTCGAATATTCCGTTAAGAGAAGTAATATAAGTATTTTTCTGACCCGTAAGAGTCAACTTCTTAATGGAAGAAAACTTGAAATCGTTATACCAAAGATAGGACTTATCTGGCAATATCAAAGACAACTCATCAAGATTTTGCGCACTATAAAACTTCTGTATTCCACACGTTGCAAGAACATTATCTGCATAATACTCTTTGATAGGTGTCCAAAAGTCAGCATTTGCAGGATTGATATTGAACGTAAGATTATCAATATGCTCTTCCAAATCAGTAATAGCAGGAACTTTAACCTTGCTAAGATTCCAATGACTCTCAATCACAGTAAGAGGCTCTCCGTCAGCAAAAGGCGGAACTATCTCAACATAACAATCAACATCCTCAACTGCGGCACTCGAACTGATTACTATCCTGCATTCGTTGAAAGACATCGTGGCGTCACTTGATTTCCTATGAATTTCAGTATTAAGAGCGGCTATTGTGTTTTCACCAACGGAAAGAGCGGTCTCAATGTCGCTTACAGGATTGCTGTAAACCCCTGTCGCATTGTCATAATCATAATAAGCGTTACCAAGCCCTCTTACAACCTTGACCGTAACACCAGCAGGCAATTCTTGGCTAAGTTTGACAACAAACTGTTTCCAATTAATATTGACATAATTGGATTCATTGTCGCTATCAGACGTACTACCATCATCAGCGACACTAATAGTAACTCCCCCGCTTGGAACGCTCTTTATCCTAAACCTTGTAGGACTGACCCATTCAACATAATCACTGGCAGCAAAGTTAGTTCTGACAAGCCGCCAACCCTTTGGGAAAGCCAAGCCATACTTCTTCCAACAGTTCTCCAACGTCTTGTCTTTATGATACAGCTGGGTATCACCGCAATATGCATCCCAACATTCAACAGAAGTAGGGTCGATACCTTTGATATTGACAAGAGATATAGTTATAGGAGAATCAGAAACATCTACATAGCCATCTTTATCAAGATACTCATTATTAATGAGTTCAATGGTTACAGGACTTGTATTTGAAGTATTTCCGTATAAAATGAAACCATGATTATAAATAGTGCTCAACGAACCTTGAGTAATGGTATATTCACCATCAGCAGTGATGCTATTATCAGATGAAGCAATCACTCCATCTCCAAATTCAAGTCTATCTCCATCAGATAAACCACTCACTTTAATATGGATAGTGCCAAATCCCGAAGAACACTGCGCAGACTTAGTACTACCGTCATCAGCATTTCTTTTGGAAATAGTCATTTTAAGAGCATTAATCCTATTTTCGCACTCCCAAGCCTCAAAACTAATTGCACTACCAGTATAAAGACCTAAAGACAATCTATAAAAGGGATATGGAGCTGGAAAAATACTATAATCTGGAATTACTTTTACAGAAGTTACAGTCTTTGTTTTGCCATAGGCGTTATAACCAGCACCGCTCCAATCTCCTCTAAACGCATTCAATTCACTAGCTATTTGACAAGTAGTGCCGTCGGAATAAGTTAAAGAATCCCATATATAAGCGGAAAAAGGAAGTTCACCTCTATTCTTACCATAAGCCCCATAGTGTGTAGAAGCAGTTACCCAAGTAGTAAGATTGTCACTAAAGGGCAATACACCTACACCTTTGATATATCCTACAGCACCACCTGAAGCACCTACAACAGAATGATGGAAATACGTCTTGCTGAACAATGTTGAAAGTTTAGATGATATACCACTAATACCAATAGCAAGATTTTTGCTCTCTTCGCATAACGCCTCTGTGGTAGCACAAATTGGACTTTTCAAAATCCAAACATTAGGTTTGAACTTCTTAATAACTATTTTATTAAAAGAAACTTCAATATCATTGTTCGCATCATCATTGACAATCCAAGTCCTTAAATCATACTGAAAATCCGAAGGTAATTCATTAACATCAGCAAACATTATACTATCAGCACTTGTCGTGCCTATCTTTACTTCCTTGTCTGCCATAAGTTACCCCTTTATGAAGTAAATGGTGCTTTCGTCCTTCGTGGTGAGAACGTCATACTCATCCTGTGTCAGCACCACGTATGACGCACTCGCCTTGTACAGCCTCCACCTTCCTGTGGCGTCGTCTTCTTCGTTGGCCGATTTCCACTCGTAGCGTTCCCCGTCGGCAAGGCACACCGCAAGATGCCCCTCGTCGATGTCATCCTCCGGGTAAGCCTTCATGTCGGCCAGCGTGGCGAACTGGTCACGCTCGAAATTCCCCTTCTTCCCCCTGTAGCTGAGGTTGTCTATGTATTGCACTGCCATGTCGCTTATTTGAATTGAAGTTTGTAATCTGTCACCGTTGATGGGTCAGTGAGCAAATACACGTAGTAGGTCTCACCGTTCGCCGTCACCTCGCTCATCGTGTAAGAGCCAATGAACTCGTTCTTGCCGTCCGTTACGCTTGTCAAAGCCCCGAACGACTTGGGATAGGCGTAGCAGTTCCTCTGTGCGCTTTGGCTGAAAGCATCGGTGTTGTACGCCTTCACTGCCTTGACGCTCTTCGTGCCCAAAGCCTTGATGCCTTCCTCCGTGGCCTCGAAGTCCGAATCCACCACCCCGAAATACGACGGGTTCACGAACTGCGCCTTGACGCTCCCTGTCTTGCTCACGCCGCCTTTCGTGATGACCACCGTATATGTGGTGTCCGTGGTCACCGATGAGAACTGCTTGGATTGCACCGTCGATAGAACGGATGTATCGTTCACGGTAACGGTATCGGGGAATGTGGCCGTGTCCCCTTCCTTTACATCCCAATTCACGGTTACAGTCTGGCTCGTGCCTTTCTCATACACCCCGCCTCCTGTCACAGTCAGCGTCAGGGGGAACACCTTCGCCCAAAGGGTCTTTATGTCGTCGGCGTTATCCCCTATCGATGTGTCCATGCTGTCCAGCTTGGCCTTTATCGCCTTGTTCTGCACAGGGTTCTCGCTTTCGCTGGAAAGCTCCTCGTCAACCTCCACCGTGGCCGTAACCTTCGCGCTTATCACGTTGTCGTCGCTGATGGTTATGCCCTCGCCCTCGGTCAGCCTGTCCTGCTTGCCGTTGAGAGCCTGCGTGATGGCCTTGTTCTGCACAGGGTTGGCCGAGCTGTCCGAGAACGTGTCGTCCACGGCGACGCTCACGTTGTCGAGGTCCGCCGAGGAGGCCATCCTCACCCAGTCGCCCCACTCGGTGTTGCCGTCTGCGGCCATGTCGTTCCTGTCCTTCGTCCTCACTATGCGGCGGAACACCCTCGAAGCGTCCTTGCAGCTGTAGGCCGTCTGCTCAAGCACGATATAGTCGCCGTCCTGCCCGCCGTTGGCCACCCGAAGCACGTAATACTCGCCGTCCGAGCTGCCCGACGGCCTGCCAAGAGTGCCGTACATCCAGTAGCCGTACCAGCCGCAGTAGTTCATGTTGTACTCGCCGCTGTAGCAGCGGAAGCAGGTCTTGTCTATGTCGTCAACGGCCTTGTCCAGCTTCTCCTTGTCGTTGGGCACCATGAGGCCGTATGTTCCCACGCCCCCCGCGTCGGCGGGCTTCTTCGCGTCGTTCAGCGGGAGGCACTTCACCGTCACGCCCCCGCCGAGGTTCACCGCCACGAGCAGGTCGCCGAGGTTCACGGCCACGCCCCTTGAATCGCCACTGTGCAACGCCGAAGCGAGGGCGGAGGCGCACACTGCGTAGCCGCCGCTCGTGTTCCCCGCAGCGTCGGCGCATATCCACATCGCAACGTCGCCGTCATTTGGGCATCCCGCCTTTATGGTTGTCATCACCGCGCTTGAGACCACGTTCAGCTTCCCTTTGAAGCGCACAGCGTCCTCGTCGAGGGTGCTTAGGAACTTGTTTATCTCCGCCTGCGTGGGGCTTTGGCTCGCCCCCATGGCCGTCTTCATGCCGTCATCCCTCAGCTCACTGGCGTTGGCCAGCCTGTCGCCGCTGGCGCAGGTCATTCTTCCATATACTTTGATGTCTGCCATATCAAAAAAAATCAACTTATGTTCAACTTCAGCGTCTCTGTGCCGTTCATCGTGTACTGGCTGCGGTAGCAGTTGTAGTCGCCCTTGCCATCGACGGGCACGACCGTCGGGGTGTAGCTCAGCATGCTCACCTCCATATTGGTGTTAGCGTCCTTTACGAGGCTTATCTTCATCCCCGACGGAACGCACAGCCACAGGTATTCGCCGCTCTTAACCCCCACGCCCACGCCGCTCTGCGCCGCCGTGACGCAGAGAGCCTGCTTGGCGAGTGCAAGCACGTCCGCACTCGTCATTGTGGGCGATGCGCTACTGCCGTAGTACTTGGGGTACACGGCGGTGACAGAGCCGTTGAAGGACTTGCCTTCCTCTGTGTCTATGGCGTACTTGGCCGACACCCCAGCGTTGCCCACCGTGAGACAGGCATAGCCGTCATCAAGGCCAGCCTCGCCCATCTCCGCCTCAACGCCGTCAACGGACAGCCTTGTTGGGGTCAGGACGTTCTTCCCGCTGGCCGAGTTCTCCCATTTGTATGATGAGTACGACTTCATCGTCAGTTTCACTTGCGCAGCCACGCCCTTCTCTATGAGTGAAGGAACGACGGCCAACGTGTTCACCTCCTTCAGTATGGCGTTGGTGATGACTTTGTTCTGCACGGCGTTCTCGCTCTCGCCCGACAGGTGGTCGTCGATGAGACCTGAAATCTTAAGGCTGTCAAGCCATTCCTCCTCCGTGCCGGTGAAACCATGCAGAACGGCGATTTCGTAGGCCGACAGGCCGTTCTGCGGCAGGCCCACGGAGAGGTCAACGTCCGTGGTCACGCCGCTGTTGCCAGCCGTGATTTCGAGCGAGCTTCCCACCTCCTGCCTGCCCGTCAGGCCGCTCTCTTGGTGCGAGCAGGGAACGAGCGTGAACACGTTGCACTCGTCAACGGTGTTCCTGCTGCCCCAGCCGTAGTCCTCCTGTAGCGTGAGGCGGTACGTTCCTGTCTTCCTCTGCTCCGAACCCGCCCACAGGGCGGTAAGCACGTTGCCCTCGCGCTGGAAGGCCAGCTCCACGCTGTCGCAGCCGGAGCGGAGCGACAGCTTCAGCCTCTTGCCCTCGAAGGTCTCGGGTTCGCCGAGCCTCGTGACCGTCACGCGCAGCACTATGTCGTTTCCTATGCGTATCTTCTTCATGGCCATTCCCTTTCTTCTTCCGTCACAGCGCAAGCCCAACGGCCACGGCAAAGGCAACGCACAGGCAACCGAGCATCGCCGCCCCGATGTCCTTCCAGTCGAAGGGGCTGCCAAGGCGGTCGTCGGCGGCCTCCTTGGCGACGCTCGCCACGAGCGTCACCGCCGAGCCGAGAACGACGGCGCACGATGCGTCAACCCACGCCATGCCGTCCGAAGAGGCGAGCATGGCCGTTATTGCCACCACGGCGGCGACAAGCCCGCCGATGCCGAAGTGGGCGAACTTGTCAACCCCTATCCCGGCGATTCTTTCCTTTATATTCCTCAATAATCCCATAACTATGTGTGTTTAAAAGTCCAACTTCCCTTGAAAGCGCGCCTATCCGTCACGGACCGGCGCACACAAGAAAACCAAAATAATAAAAACTAACTACTAACCTAAAACAAACTATGCATGTATGATTGATTGCCTATGTGTCGTGGTACTCCGTTCGGGCGTTGAAGCAGGGGCAGGCTTTCGACACGTTCGGGAAATCCCTGTGTCCCTGCACCACCGCCTGCGGGTATCGCCTCTTCAATATCCTCACCAGCTTCAGCAGCGACGCTTTCTGCGCATCGGTGCGGTTGTCTGTCGGGGCGAGGCCGTTGGCCACGTCAACGCCGCCCACGTAGGCCACGTGGACGCTCACGCTGTTGACCCCCCTCACGCCGTTGGCCACCTTGCCCTCGGCGAGCAGCTGGTGTATCCTGCCGTCGGCGGTCACCACGTAGTGGTAGCCGGGGTTCTTCCACTTCTTCACCTTGTAAAACTCGTTCTCCAGCTCCTTAACGCCCCATTCCTGCGGGCTTGCCGTGCAATGCACTACTATGTACTTTATGTTCCGCATATCGTAACTTGTATCTTGTAACTTGTATCTTGTAACTTGTATCTCACATCTTCTCCAGCGTCTTCTCCACGTCATCGGGCTTCACCCCGAGCTTGCCCGCAATCTCCCCGACGAGTGCCTTGCGCAGCAGGCGGAGGAACGGCATGCGGGGGAAGCATATCAGCGCGCTCGCGCTCATGCTCCAGAACTCCACGAGGACGATGACGGCGCAGATGACCGACAGCGTCAGGCCGTCGCCGATGCGGAGCAGCTTGTCTATCATTATGAACACCACGATCGCCGTGCCGTACACCGAAATCTTCATCACAGTGTTGCGGGCCAGCTCGGAGAGCGTGAAACGCCCCTGCTTCACCGCCGCCGCTATGCCCCACGCCCCGTCGAGGACGACGGCGAGGAGCGTCAGCGTCACGGATGTCTCGTAGCC